CGTCCGGGTCGGAGACCTCGATTTTTTCTTGGATTTCGTCCAAATCGTCCGGTCCCGGGTCGGCTCCGCCACCATCGGCGTCCGGGGTTTGTCTGCAAGTGATGATTTCTTCGACAAGTCCAAGCTGGTCGAATAGCCCATCAGGCAGGGTGACTTTCCCACTCTTGACGGCCAGTGCCAGGGCGTCTGCATTCGCCGGGACGGGCACGGCGGAGAACTCCAGAAGCTCCCATGCGTCTTACAGGCCCAGGATGTTCCGCCACTCCGGCCGCTTCTTCATTTCGTCCGCAGTAGGCAAACGCCGCTGATTCGTTGGGTTGAATCCTATCGAGAACGCAGACAGGAAACCGCCTTTGAATAGCTGGAAGATGCGATCCGATACCTCATCAGTTGCCGCCTTGATCTTGGCTGTGATCTTATTGCGGCCCTTCTTGAGCCACAGAGCCTTTGCCCAGGGCGGCTCATAGTAGTTATGAGCCCACAGCACGACGGGGTTCTTCTCGAACGCCGTCGAGTCCATGCCCTTGGGCAGTATGACTTCCTTGTCCCGGTCCACCGAATCGGTGCTGATAACTGCCGTGATCGTCCGGGCTTCGTCGTCAACCTCTGAAATCTTAGCAATGAACTGCTTGCGTATTTTGCTCATGGTCTTACCCCTTGACTATGCCGTAGCGGTCGAACAGCATGCGTTTATGTGCCTCTGTCATCGGTTTCTTTTTCTTCTTGACCTGTTTCGTCTTGGCCGCCCCTGCTGGTTTCGTCATTCGCTTGTCCATGATGGCTCCTTAGCCCTTCTCATTCCCATGTATTATAAATTCGGCACGGGGCGGGTTCACGATTGAGCAAGGCAATGAATCCCAGGGCCGCCGCTCTATGGCTGGGTTCACATAGCAGTTTCCAAGCTTACTCGAAACACTTGCGTACCTTTCGTCCTGTCTAAAGTATGGGCAGTCTCGGCAACATTCAATTTTCTTTCCCATGATGGCTCCTTATGGTGTTCTCAATATCGGGACTATCGTGCATCGGCAATTATGACTTGCAAGGTGCTGGGCAATGTAGTATGATTGCTCGGTTTCAAGATTATACACATAACCAGAATACTGAAAGGAATGGACATGAGTAATTTGAGCACGAGCCAAAGCCTGCCCGATCTGGCCCCGAAGCCGATGCAGCGTCCTCGCCTCTCGCTTTCGGCTGAGAGTATTGCCGAGGACTTTTTGTCCGGCACGTCGGTTAACGCCCTCGCCAAGAAGTACGGATGTGCCCGCAACGCCATCAATCGGAGATTGCTGGTTATGGGCGTTCAGTCCCGGAACCGCAGTGAGGCCGAAAGTATCAAGTGGGCCTCGATGGACGCCGCAGCGAGGGCAAGGCAAACCGCCGCCGCCCATAGAGCTACCAAGGGCAGTGTGGTTTCTTGGGAGACCAAATGCAAGGCCGCCCTCACTGCCGAGAAGCATGGCAGGCAGACTTCTCAATATGAGCGGCAATTGCAAAAGATGTTGTCCGACCGGGGAATTGATACCACGCCACAAAAGGCTATCGGAGCCTATAGCTGCGACCTTGCTGCCTACCCCGTCGCCGTGGAAATCTTCGGTGGACACTGGCACTGGCACGGATCGCACCTTGCGATTCTTCAAGAACGATTCCGCTATATCCTCAATTCTGGATGGTGTATTTATGTTGCCGCTATTGCGGAGGAATCCCCGCTCACTGGGGCTTTCGCAGACCACTGTGCGGCCTACATTGAGGGCGTTCGCAGGCACAAACCCGCTTTCGCTCAGTATAGGGTGGTTTGGCGTGCAGGTCAATTCGTCACCAAGGGAAGTGTGAACGACGATCATTTCTCCATCGTACCACCGTTTACTAACCGCCGAAATCCGAGAACGGGGCGATACGAGACTGTCGCCCGGTAGGCATTGGGCGTGCAATGGCGGATGCCTGATTTCTTCGTATCCGAATGTCATAGTAACGGGCTTGTTGCCTGAGCCTAAAACTTCCAGCGTGCCACCCTTCGGGAAATACGCTCCATCCACCGCCATGATCTTTCCGTCCATCGCACGGCAGTATCGGCAGCGCCGTTCATCCCCGGCCGTGACCCACTTCTTGGCCGTGACAAGGCCACTCTGGATATAACCAGCAACCGCTCCGGCATTCCACGCCCAGACCGTCTCCGTCCGGGCTATGACAAGGGCACTCTGCCTCTCGATGCCGTCAAACTCAGCCTCTATCCGCTTGCGAATCTGGAAGGTATTCTCGCCAGCGGTGATACCCTCGGCAATAGCCGCCCTCACTCTCTTAGCCGGTCCACCCATATATCCCTGCACCCGCCCAGTCCTGACCTTCTCAAGGGCATCATAGACTTCCGGCCTGTTCGGGTCAAGCTGTCGCTCCTGGGCTATCTGTCCAAGTGCTCGCCTGGCCCCGATCATCAGCGTAAACCGCAGAAATGGAGACGTTGCCGCCGCCAGCCGCGTCTCCCATTTCTGGACGTCGAACCATGCACTAATCAGGTCGTCAGTCGGCGTCTTTGTCCACGTCTTCTCTTGTTGGATACTCGCTGCATAATCGTCGAACAGGCCAAAGAACTCTTTGCGAAGCTCTCGGACGACGCGGCCCAACCGCGTCTGCATCGGCTCATTTTCGTAGTTTGTCGGGTGATTCAGCGGTGGTACATAGGTCGGCTTGGTGTCGTCGATCTGGTCTGAGACCGTCTGCTTAACCGTTTTCTCTGGTTCTTCTTCTTCGGACTCTGTAGGCGGGAAGATAGGCGAAATCGGCGGCATCGATACCACCGACAGCGGCTTGATACCGTTACTCATAGGCTCGTCGCCCCACGGAACCGGGTCCAGGTTGTCAAGCAACCGCTCCTCGTTAATCGTTGTGATTGCATAGCTCACACGCGATTCTCGCTCCTTGAGCCGAAATTCGTTGTCCTCCGGTATCACGTTATCGAACGCAAAGAATAGGGCCTCGTCGAACATGGGGGCCAGCCGTTCGTTCAGCTTCTGCTCGATTCTAATGAGCTTTGGCGTGATCGTGTCCTTCATGTAGCTGTAGTCACCCGATTTAGCATTCGCCAAGTTGACGTTATCGGTGGTGAGCTTGCTCATGGGCACACCGAAGATGGACGCAACCTCGTTCATCGCAGCCTTGCGGCCCTGTAGGAAAGCCATCTCTTTGGGCGTAATGGCGATCTTTTCAATCTTGGCTCCGCCCCAAGCGAACCACGGCTGTCCAGCCTTACGAACACCCCGGAATCGCTTGCTGTACGATTTGACCATTGCCGCTTCATCATCTGGCTGTAGCCGTCCGGTCCCCTCTGGGAAGGTAACAACGAAATCCGGGATACCATTGTTTCGGAACATGGCGTCCTCGTACAGGTTCATATTCTCGCCGAGTTCGACGGCGAGAAGTGCGGCCTGTAGCGGCCCGAATCCGTAGAGCATGTTCTTGGGGTGCCAGTATTTGAAGTGGATAATATCCCCCGGGTCGAAGTGGTGGATCTCCGTCGACGTGATATAGAACTGGTACTCCCTGATGAACTTAGCCGCGTCCGGCACGATCTTGACCAGGTGTGGCATCAAGGGCCATATCTCAGTCGGCACTCCCAGTTCATCCCTGTCGATATGCCAATAAGAGTTGCCGACCAAATCCAGCCAGCTAAATAAGCCCTCTAACAGGTCGAACTCTCCCACGAAAGCGTTGACCTTTGCCAAGAGGTCAATCGCCGGGTGCTCCATCACTTCCTCGACATCGACCGCTTTCCGCATCTGGCGGTAGGTTGACGGCCTCCCGGCGAATACCTCTTTGCGCGCCGTCTTGATCTGGCGAGTCGGGAACCGTGCCTTTTGCCGGGCTGAGGATTTGGTGACGAACAACCGCAGGGGTGTCTGTGAGCAGTTTTGAGCGTTCTTGCTGACACAAGCGTATGCCCACGACCGATAACGCTCCAGCATAGCCCCATAATCCTTGCCAGGCTGCTGGGGCCTACCGAATTGCCAAGGGGTAAAATGAATGCCCCCGATCTCTGCCCCCTTCTCAAATACACGCCGGAGAATTCTCATAATGCCCATATCGTGCCCATTCGCTTAGGAGTCATTCACCGGGGCCTATCTGGAATATACCGCTCTACTGTGCTGTGTCAAGCATAATTCTCATATTCTATTGGGCCACCGAACTTGGCGGACCAATAAGCCGGTCGGAAGTAGGAAGACTCTGATACTATGCTGAAACAACACTCGTCTCCGCCATCGAATATGACCTTTTTGAACGCAACAATACCCTCCATGTATTCACTGAAACATAGCTCCCAGCCATAGAATCTGCATCTGCTATCGAAGCCGCCATCGAAGCTGCCTATTTCTGGGGGCTTGGCTTCTGAAATAGGCAATGCTGGCTTCCATGCCCACCTATTATAAAGCGGTTGTCTCCAACCCATTGGCAGACAGATGATATAATCCTTGGCTTCCCAGCCATCAGCCTCCAACTCCTGGATTGCTTGTATCAGCATATCCTCCATGCCTTTGGCCAAATCATCCATCGCCGTCTGCAGCGGGGATTTGCCGTAGGGGCTCATAACTGGCCCTGAATCAACCATCGTCACCGGCTTCTTCTTCCCAGGCAAAGCAGCCAGCGCCAACGGTGACGCCACTATCGCCGGAATCAGCTTGAGGAAATCTCTACGTTTCATCGGTGTCTCCTGTAATCGGAATAGCGAGGTTGACAGATACTTGGGGCAATCCATTGGCCCCGCCGTCCATTGTCTGCGTCTCCCTGTCGACCGTATATGCCAAGGTCATAATTTGCAAGCCCGCTTTATCAGCTTCACGCAGGGCGGCGTTCAACTCCGCGACCGCCTGGTTGATTCTGTATGCACAGCCCTTGGGCGGCTTTTTGAATCCGGTCTCTGGAAGGTCGATATTGTCGAGGCCAGGATCGTCCACCAGCAATTCGGATTCCTGCGGGCAGGGCTTCGGCTGTATACTGCCCGCCATCCACTCAAGGGTCTTGTTCTCGACGTTCGTTAGCCGCTCGTCCATTCGTAACATCGCACCGCTCATAGCCTTCACCGCCTTGGTGTTGACCGATACTATGTTCTCCATGAAATGCTGCCAAGCCTCTATCGCCGCCAGCCGCTGCTCAACCAGCATCAGCCGAGCTTCCACAGCGCCCGCCAGCAGGATAAACGCCCCTTGCGTATCGTTTAAGTGTTCCTCATTTGGATATCCAGACGTCCTCATCTCATCTGACGCCCATAGTATCTCCATCAGGTTTTTCTCAGCCATATCAGTTCACCTCCCCGTCCGGCTCCGGCATATTCGAGCCCTCGATCTCGGCATTGACCAGCCGATAGTCGCCGCACCAACAGTCATCTTTCGCCGGTGGGAAATGTGCCTGCATCGTCATTCCCTGCTCAATCCCTTGCGCGCCGATCCTACTGACCGGAACCGGCACTGCTATCGGGGATCTCTTTCGGCATACGCCCATGCCCACTCCTGTGCGTTGCCAGAATACGCAGGTCTTACCTGTGTGCCCCGGCGTTCTCGATACTTCGTTTTCCATGATGACTCCTTAGAAATACTCCCATTTCACCTTACCTGATTCCCAGTGCTTAATGCAGCGGCGGTCTGGTCCTGTAACGATATTTCCTTCTGCGTCCCTTTTGAGTAACTGGACTCTGCCCTCGACTTCCTCGCCTTCATCCGGCGAACATTCTATACAGAGACACAACTGCTCGACTCGTGTATTGTTCAGCCATACTTTGCGCCAGCCCTGATCTCTCCCGCCTTTGATAGTAACAAGTTCTGCCATGATGGCTCCTTATTTTCTCATATCTCTGCGTATACTTAACCACAGACGGCATATTGACCCGTGGTCCAGGTGTGTCCCCAGCGTTTCTCCGTGCCCAGCAAAGTCTATATCATCCAGCATAATCCCGTTTAAGCCGATTTCTATGGCTTGGCTCACACTACAATCCTGTATGTAATCATCAACACGCAGCCCGTGTTCACGTATATCCTTGAGTACCTCGCAAGTCATAGGCTGGATTCTTAGACATTTCGTTATCTTAGGCTGCTTAACTATATTTCGCCTGTCCATGATGATGGCCTTTCAATTATTCCCACATATCGTCGCCCATTATGTCATCCAGGGTCGTCTCGTCAACAGATTCTTTCGCTTCCTTTTCTTCGTCGCGGTGGAACGATACGCCCGGCTTAGTGAGCCCCTTGACCCACGTTATCCCGTACCGCTCGGCGTCCATCAGGTGATCGCCGAACTTGACCGGCTCGTCTCGGACGTTGCCATTGGCGTCCGTTTTCCACTTGTAGCTGCCCTTTTCGGTGAGCAGATTCGCACTGTCTTTGGTGATGACAGTCGTGAACCGCCGCACGGTATTGATGCCGTACACGACCGACGACGGCCCCTTACGGCACGGCACGGCGTTGAATCCGCCCTCTTGGATCGACGTTATCATCTCCGGCCGGGCACAGTCGCAGACGATATACTCGTTCTTGTTCTCGACAATACCCCTCAAGCGGTCAACCAGTGAATCGCTTGTCAGGCCCGCTTCGTACAGGTACTCACGCTCATAAACCCTGTCGCCCACAAACCTTAGCTCGACCAGGGCGGTCGGCAGGGCAAAGCCAAAGTCCAGCCCCCATACTCGCTCCTCGTATTCTTTGGGCATATCCTCGCAGATTTCCCATTTGCTGTAGATGATGTTCGACGGGGTAGCCCATAGCCCCTGCCGGTATATCTTATCGTACTCCGCGTCCTGCTCGATCAGGTTCTCTATCTGCTGGATCTCGGCGTCACTCAGAAACGGGTTATCCAGGTACGTCGAATGCTGAGACTTGCTGTCCTCGCGCGTGTTGGCGTTGTCTATAAGCTTTTTGAGCCATGCGTTCTCGATCTCTTTTTCGGGGTTCAAGGTCACAAAAACGCGGTTGATGCCGTGTGGATTCGCCGCCCGCGTCCGCAGGTTCAACTGCATAAAGTCCGTCTGGACGAACTCAGTGGCCTCCTCCATCCACAAATAATTGATGCCCTCGATGGACTTCTTCTTTGCTACATCGTCCACGCCGTCGAAGTAGAACTTGGCGCCGGTAGCATGTACGGTGATCTCCCACAGGGTCTTATTGAGCGTGTAGGGCTGCATCGTGGCGTCGAGCATCCGCGTGACGAGCCGCATACAGGATACCCGGACCTGGGGCTTGGTCTTACGGACACAGAGGATTCCCACGTTGTCTTGGGTCAGGGCGATATCGACCAGGTATTGAGCCACCGTCCAGCTTTTGCTTGACGCAGCCCCGCCCCACAGGTAGCTGAACCGCTTGCGCTCGCCCCCGGCCAGGAAGTCCCACGTCCGCTCAGTCGTCTGTAGCTTGGCCCACGGCATCGCCAGGTCTCCTGAGTATGATTTCCACCACGTGGCGCTCATGTTGTGCATCCGGTGCGAGTTCTTCTTTTATCAGCCGCACCATCTTATCAAAATCGGATGCGGATAGGGTCTTTGGTTTTGGCACAATAACGCGGTCGATATGGCTACAGGCCGAGCATACATGCTGCACAGAGCCAACCAGCCCGGCGGCATAGGTCTTGATAACCCCGTCCGCAATCTTGGTGTATTCAGCGTTGCGTTTGGCGACCGCATTGATAATCTTGTCCTCGGTTTTCTCCCGGACCCGCTTGCGTTTCTCATCCCAGTTGCGTTCGTCCCTGTACTTCTTGACTGTAGCGGGCGAAACTGAACACTTCCGCGCTACATACCGCATACTTTGCTTTTCGCAGTAGACGGTAAACATCTGGCCGAGCTTTTCTTCTGTGAGTCGCCTGTTTGCCATTGTCGATTATTATCTCTTTGGTGTGAACTGATGCCCACATTCCGGGCACTTGACGGTCTTTGGTTCGCTTGGTTCTTGACTTGCCTCTGGCGGCTCTCCTGTAGGGCCGTCAACCAGCCCCTCGATCTCCCATCGCTCAAACCCGGTCAGGTCCAAATCCACATCAAGCTCGTCGAAGTGTACGAATAAATCGGCCAGGAGCGGGAAATCCCAGGGGGTCTTCTCGGTGATCTTGTTATCGAACACCATGAGAACGTCGGCGTCGATCTCGTCCATCTCGCGGAATATGACGGGTATCTTGGGCATCTTGAGTTGTTTGAAGGCCCGGTATCGGTTGTTGCCTGCGATGATCGTATTGTCTCCGGCCCGGACAAGAATGGGCCAGACTACGCCGAATCGCTGCATGGACTTGATAACCTGTTCGGTCGTGTCCTCGTTATTGCGGGGATTCTTGGGGTTGAGCCTGATGGATTCGATGGGCACATACTTGATTTCGAGCGGTTCGATCTTAGCTGCCATTGCGGTAATTCTCCATTATAGCCCTCTTGTTGCGATTCCATGTCCATAGTCGCCGGGCACATCGCTTCTCGATGTACCTGTCCACAAAAGGGTCCGATAGAGAGGCCGCGAGAAAGAATAGCCGTGAACGTTCGCCGAGAGATAGGGCGGCAATATGCTCTGCACACCCGCCCAATGTCTGACAGACGGCCCTATCCCAGTGTGAGCGAAGCCGCATCGCCCTACTTATCCTTGATCCTGTCATTGCGTTGCTCCTGTGATGGTCTTTGGCTATTCTACTCTTAATCAGGCGGATCGTCAAGGCTTTTCCGTTGATACAGTTCTGATGCACGGTGCTTCACGTGTGGTATTACTGTGAGCCTGCCGTTAATCATTTTCTTCTCGTACTCCATTGGTATGTTTGGCCCTCTCATCACCGCATTAGCGTCTTCCAGATTCTTCATCGTTTCTTCCACATTCGTCTTCGCTGCGGTAAGAGCATCTTCCAGCTTCTTCTCGGCCTTAGCAAATCTCCGCTCTATTCTCCGCCTTATCAACCACTTCCACTTAGACAAACTGTAGCCACAGAAACCACCGCCGATACCACACAAGATTGACCACAAAACATTTATCATTTCACTTCTGCCTTTCCAGATAGTAGGTAACGCACTTGTTCTCACAGATTATGCACAAGCGGGCCGGGCCTTCCCTGAGCCGGAACACGTCGCCGTGGATATGAAACTCCCGCTCCTTCATCTCCGACATCCGCCGGGCTGGGACGTGGCGGCTCGTTCTCATACACTGGGCAATCTCGGCGGTGGTCAGGCCGAGGCCGATATATAATATCTGCTGCTGCTTGAGGAAGTTGGCTATCGCCTGGCGTTGGGTGTTGGCGGATTCGACGGCCTTCTCGGCGGCCTCGTAGCTGGTGGACGGGTCGTGCGTGTGGCTCTTGGGTTGGTCGAACAGGGTAGCCTCAGCCATTGTCGCCACCTTTCTGTTCAAATTCTTTTACGCAGCGAGATAAACTTCGATCCACCCACCCAGTCCGCCCATTCTGTTTTGTGCAGCATCCGCCGCCGATATCCTGCCAGTGTGTACAGTCTCCGCAGAGTTTCTTCGGCTCGACCGGATCGGACATCTCCAGCAGTTCGTCGTCGGCCTCCGGGGGGCACAAGTGTACGTGTCCGGCCAGAACGGTCACGGCTGATACCTCGTATTCCGTTTCGTACAGATGGACACAGGCGTCCTCATTCATAACTCGGATCGTCGCGTTAGGCTTGTCGGGCCGGATATGATACTCCCCGGCGAGCGTAATAAGTGTATGCGGCCCGGTCTTTTTCTTACGACGGAACATACGACGATATAAGCGTTTGAGTAATGATATTTTAGGCCCGATCCACAACTTCATCAAGTCCTTCCAGCCGATATTCGGTCTCTGCATACTTGCGTTAAAGTGGAGCCTATGTGGCGTTGTCGTTACCTTCATTGTCATGCTCCTTCACCATAAATGTGACGTGTCCGGCGACGGCGTCTGCCAGTAGTAGTACGCTATCAGGCACAGCGATATAAATACCAGGACGACCGCAGCCCCGGTCAGATTGACGGCTGCATTTTGGCACCACCTGTCCGCCCCGTACAGGAAAGCTGTGATTGCGAGCAAGAGTCCTGCGAGTATCAGTGTCATTGCCCGGCTCCTTTCGGCCATTGCTGGACTGCCCAGTCAGGCCAGTTTGGATCTCCGGGCTTGATGAGTTTGCCAAAGATATTCAATTGCTTAACAAACAGAGGCGTCCCTGTCGCTTTGCATTCAAGGACGAGATTCCCTATCCATTCCATTTGTGCATGACGCCTGTTCGGTCCAGATTCTTCCCCCAAAATAACCCAGTCAAGCTGCTCAATGTACGGTTCTAAATTCACAGGTCCGAGCATCGGCTCCACCGACACAAACCGCACCGCCGCCGGGATTTCCAGCAGCTTCGGGATTCGTTCGTCGGCACAGTTCTGGTCCTCGGCAGTTATGCCAAGCCAGATATTGGGATTCGGTTCCTCGCTCCATGTCGGTTCCGCCTGTGCCTGATTATGCTCATCAACCAACTTAAACCAAGCCGCCATATTGCCTGGCCGTTTCGTCAGGAGTTGATATGTATGATGTGGAGCATTCCACATAGCATTGAAGACATCCCATAACCAACCCTCTTGCACATTTTGATGAAACAAATCGCCCATCGAGCATACGAATATATTACGAGGCTTCCTCCATCGCCGTGGTTGTTCGAGAACCTTTTTGCTCGCCAGCGCTACTGATCCGTCCCACTCCTGCACGTCCTGATACTTCACTTGCCCAATCGCCGCCAACCGCTTCGCCATCCTCGCCGCATAGCAGTTTTGACAGCCAGAGCTAATCTTACTGCATCCAACTATCGGATTCCACGTCTCATCTGTCCACGGTATTTCAGTCGGCATTGCGAACCTCCTGCATCAGCTTGTCCCACGCGGGCTGGTTCAGGTCCAGTTGTGTAGTGTCTGATTTGAATAGCCAAACCCGCTGGCACGCCACCCACCAAAACGAACGCCTGCCTTTTTCGATACGCAGATGCACCTTCATTGCTTCACCTCCACGATAGTTATGCTGAATTGTTGT